GGCAGGCTCACATCCACAGAAACCTCCGAACCACTCCCGGTTCCGGATCCGGAATCCGAGCCACCAGCGACATCATCCGTACTCCCTGTATTCTCATTCCCGGAAGTATTTCCAACTTCATTCCCTGCCGCATCATTTTCAGAACTTCCTGCATCCGATGTCTCCCCGGTTCCATCAGAACCACCCGTACCACTTCCAGTTCCACTGCCGCTTCCGCCCGGAAATGGAATCACCACAGTCCCGGAAGCCTCCGCAGACCGTTCCACCGGATCCGCAGCCACATCCACAACAACCTGTGCAAAAAACTGCATATGGTTTTCCTCAGAAGAAGCAAACTGGATACTGATCAGCTTTACCTTAGTCTGCCCGATCTCATGTGCGGAAGCATTGGTAAACGTGTGGATCCCGATCTTCCCGGTCTTCGCGTTGTCTTCAATCTGGTTCAGCAGCCCCGAAATATTCTTGTCGTTCCTTGACTTCGCCTGAGCCAGCCTTGGGTTCTTCCCCACGCATTTCAGGCTCTGCTTTCCCCCGATCTTCTGCCTGATGGAAGTGATACAGGTGATCTGTCCCTCATCCGCCTGTCCTCCTGCAAACGTAAGCACATCCCCCGGATCCAGAGCAGGATTCCCGATGGTATCCGAATCAAACGGCACATACCGGATCACGGACAGATCTGCCAGAATATTCCTGCACAGCATCTCCCTGGTCTCCTTTAACCCAAACTGCAGAAGCGGATTCACTCCCAGATTCATGGTCAGCCCATTATCCGGATCCAGCGCATAATACTCCGCGATTTGCGTCTGCTTATTGGTAGAACTCACCGCCGTATACTTTGTAATAAAATCCGAAAAACTGGAAGAAAACCGGTGTCTCTGCTCCACCTTCATCACAGGATCCTTCCCGTACTTTCTCAGTTCCAGCTTTCCCTCCCTGTTAATAATAAAGAAACCTCCCAGAACCTGTGCCACATAAAACAGCACGTCCCGGCAGGTCTCAATATCATTTTCAGTATAAACAGAAAGCGTCCCCCCGCCATTCGGCATGGCATCAATCTCCGCCCTCTTATTCGCAAACTCCACTTTACACCGCTTACAGCACAAAGCAATAAAATCATAAGCAGTCCCCACAGTCTCAAACCCGTTGAAACTCTTATCAAACCGCAGCATAAAATCATAGGCTTTCAGTTCCAGACACTTTGCCAGACGGTTCGCCTCACTGACCTCAAAAACTCCCATCGGCACATCTTCCACCGAACCATCCGCCAGCACCAGATGAAACACCAGCGTCACCAGCGCATCCTCCAGCGTGTACCTGTCAATATCACTCAGAAGCGTGATCCCCATCTCTGCCGCATACACCGTCCCCAGTTCAATCTCCGTACTTCCGCAGCACTGCCTGGAAATATATCCGGAACCCTTCACAATCTCCTTTGCCCCAAACTCATACGTCATTCCGCCTCTGGTAACGATCGTACCCGTCCAGAAATATTTCCTTGTATTACTCCTGACAGCCCTCAGAAAAGCATCCGACACAGGATACATCCCGCCACCTCCATTTCCCCACGAAAAAAGCACCAGCCATTTCAGTGACCGATGCTTTCACATTTTTAATCATAAACACACACTACGCAGGCGTTCCCACCTCAATCAGATTTCCATCCGGATCATAAAAGCGGACTACCTTCTGTCCCCAGCTGTGCGTCATAAGCCTATTGGCATAATTTACTGACGGATACAGTTTCTCCAGCTTTTCCACAAATGCCTCTATATTGCGTTCTTCAAAATACAGTTCACAGGAATTATTCTGCGGGATAATCTCCTTTCCCAAAAAATCCTTCCATATCTTTTCATCCTGAAGCACAAGCCCTTCAGTCAGGATCATATTTCCATCATTATCAAGCACCAACTCAAGACCAAACAAATCATGATAAAACTGCTTTGATTTTTCAATATCTTTCACTACAATCAGAATATTTTTTAATCTCATTTTTCTCACCTACAAACTGAAATGTTTATCAGCATTAATAAATAGTGGGATCAGTTAATGAATTCGTAAAAATTTTTATATTTCCATCCTGAGATATTTTAAATGCCACTCCGTTTTGCCCTAATATTTTTGCTGCATTTTCTCCTGTTCCCATCAATCCACCTTCTTTTTTTACATCAAGTTTTACTATAGCTCCGCAATAGATTATTTTACCTTCTTTACTGATAATAGTAACTCCATCACTTGACATAATCCTTTGAATTATAGATTTATTCATTTCATCTACTAAATTCAAATCGTCTTTCCATATTTTGTTTTTCGCTGAAATAACTTTATCTATTTCACTCTCCGTTTCATTCTTCGGGATCCATATGATAGAGCTACAATGTCTTTGCGAACATAATGTCACATAGTATATTACAGCTCTTGTTATCTCGATATCTAACTTTATGTTACTTTCCAAATAAGTATTTAACCATGAAAAATTTCTAATTCTCCATTTGCTCTCAATTTTTATAAACTCGTATCCTTTTTTAGTAATAATCGAGACTTCATTTGGCCCAATAACTCTAAAGGCGATATCTCCACCCATTAGTGTATTGTCAAGAAAATAGGAATCAAAATAGTCTGTTAACTTAGATTTTTTTTCGTTTCTTGTAAAAGTTTGTTTAATCACAAATGTCTGATCCATTAAATAAAAAGAACTAAATCCATCAATGAGATACCAAAACCTTTTTTCTATTGATGGTTTTCTAACTATGTCATAATGCTTATTTATTTTTCTCAATTTCCCTTTTCTATCTTTTCCGTTTTTTTCACCATATTCGTATAACGATTTAGATAAAATAAGGCCCGTTGTAAAATAATCGCCTTCAAAAGTCATCGAAGCTAGTTTTTCAAATAATTCAACCAAAAACATTATCCTTGAAAAATCATATTGCTTTGGTGCTAAACATTTTGAAATAGCTTCTCTTATAAAATCATCTCCAAAAAATCTAAGTCCTCCATAAAATGAATTATTCTTGCATTCTGTCATTCTTTTTGATAAAAGATTTGATAAAATTTCAAATAATGAATTTTCAATGCTTGTAATATTTTCTCCGAATAATACTATTGGAACGACTGCATCAATACTTCCATGTTCTTTTCCAAAAATCTTAATTATTAATGCTATCTTTTTTTCAGATATCTTGTAGCAATTTCTATTGATATTGGTATGTATATCTAAGCCGAAATATTTTTCAAAATTTTTCACAGGTGTCAACTGCATCAACACCTTGCAATTAAGAAATGTGTGCAAATTTTCTGTCAGAAGTGACAATCCGCTTGCTTTAAAATTTGCAAAATGTTTTAATTCGCATATGTTTTTCATATAACCCATCTCCATAGATTCTGAATTATCTATTCATTATCGGAGAAACCACCGGTTTGCCCTCTCTGTCAAGCAGCGGAGTCATTCCTCCTGCATTCGCAGCCGCATGAAACACATAGTTTACCACAGTTTCCCTGTCGACCCAGATTTCCGTAACATTCATGGTTCCCTGTGAATAAATTCTTTCAAATCTGTCATTTTTCCCCATCAAAATATCCTCCTGATTTCGTTTTCATGACTTCATTATAACAGCTTCACTCTCCTCAGTCACCTCATATCTTTACATCTCCTTCAACGTAAAACTAACCGTCCAAAGCCCCTTATAACTGGTATCCTTTTTCAGCTTCGCTTTATACCCCGTCACATACATCTCTGTCAGTTTCAGCTCCGCTGTCTCCACATCAAAATACTGCACGCTGATCTTATCCAGTTTCGCATACCCTGCCAGCTTCTTCAACCACTTCGCCGTAACAGAAAACGACACCGGGATCCGTGCAACACCATGTCTCACCACATCCCTCTGTGTCGTCCCTGCCTCCGTCTCACCGCCGGAATCCGCTTCCACATCCTCCAGCTCCACCTCATAAGAATCCGGAAGCGGCAGGTTCTCCCCGTCAAACACAAGATACTGAAAAAAAGCCATCCTATCTACCTCCGCTCCTCAGACTCATTCTCTGCTGTGCCGTCACGATCACCTCATCCAGCAGCTGGTTCCCCAGATAAACCGGAATCACCAGATCCCCCTGCTGTCCTTTCTGATCACCCAGCACATCCTTCAGCGCCGCCACAATACCGGCTGTCAGATCCGCACTACCAGACACTCCTGCGCCAATCATCACCCCGCCGTCTGTCACAGCCATCTGCGGCGAAACCACCATATCCGCAGCTACACTGTTCACAGCCGCCTTCACCATTCCCCTGCTCTTCTCAATGCCCTCGGCCAGACCATTCATAAAGTCAGGCATCCAGCTCTCAAAATCCGTCAGAGGCCCTTCATCCGGCAGATGCAAGACCTGTAATATAATTCACCGCATTTCCCAGTCCGTCCCGGATCGTATTATAAATTCCGGAAATCGTACTCCGGATTCCGGACCACATGGCATTAAAAGCACTGGAAACCGTATTCTTAATCCCGTTTACCACAGAAGAAATCGTATTCCTGATCCCATTCCACACGGAATTGACAGTACCTCTGATTCCATTCAGCACGGTAGAAATAATTGTGCGGATACCATTCCAGACCGTAGAGATCACCGTCCGGATCGCATTCATCACCGTAGTAATGACTGTGCGGATCCCGTTCCATGCACTCTGCAAAAACGTCCGGATCCCGTTCACCACATTCGTAATAACAGACTTAATACCATTCCAGACAGAACCCAGAAATGCTGAAATCGCATTCCACACCGCCATAACTGTTGCCCGGATACCATTCCACGCTCCCACAAGGAAAGTAGAAATTGCAGTGACAACCGTTGTGAACAGTGTCTTAATCCCAGCCCACAGACCGGAAAAGAAATCCCGGATGCCATTCCATACAGCCACCGCCGTATTCCGGATCCCGTTCCATGCAGAAACCAGAAACTGGGAAACCGCCGTCCATACCTGGACAGCGACTTCCTTAATCTCATTCCACAGCCTGATCCAGAACTGCCGGAACTCCTCATTTGTATTCCAGAGATAAATAAACGCCGCCACTAAAGCTGCAATGGCAGCAATCACAATGGCGATCGGATTTGCCATCATCGTGGCACTCAGTGCCGCAAAAGCACCCTTCACTGCGCTGATCGCACCGGCAAGCTTCGGTGCCCATGTCATGATCGTTCCAATGGCCGAAAGGGTCTTGCCTATGATGATCAGCACAGGACCCAGAGCCGCAGCCAGAAGTGCAACGATCATGATCACACGTTTCACCCCGTCCGGCATGGCATTCAGCACGTCCACCATCCCCTGCAGTCCGGAAACAATACTCCGCACCGCAGGCATCAGCAGATCCCCGAAAGAGATCGCCAGCTCCTGAAGCTGTGACTTCAAAATGGTCAGCTGTCCTTCCAGATTATCCTGCATGGTATCCGCCATGTTCTTTGCCGCATCCTTACAGTTATTCACTGCCCCGGACACCTTTTCAATATCCTCCGGTGCCGCATTCATCAATGCCAGGAAACCTGACATGGCATTCTTTCCAACCAGAGCCTCCGCATTGTTCGCCTTCTCAGCTTCCGTCATTCCTGCAAAAGCTCCCCTGCAGTCAGCCAGGATCGCAGACAGGCTCCTCATGGAACCATCCGCATTAGTTGTGGCAATGGTCACGTCCCCGATCGCTACACCAGACAGCTTCACATCCCCGGTCAGGTTCGTCATGATGGAACGCATGGAAGTACCAGCCTGGGAAGCCTTGATACCGGCATTCCCCATCAGCCCGATTGCTTCTGCCGTATCCTCAACTGAAAATCCCAGTGCCCCCGCAACCGGCGCACAGTACTTGAACGTTTCGCCCATCATGGACACATTGGTATTGGCATTACTTGAAGCCGCCGCCAGCACATCCGCAAAATGTCCCGAGTCCGCTGCAGTCAGCCCAAAAGCTGTCAGCGCATCCGTCACAATATCAGAAGTCGTTGCAAGGTCTTCCCCGGATGCCGCAGCCAAATACATAACGCCTTCAATACCAGACAGCATATCCTCCGTCTTCCATCCGGCCATAGCCATGTAGTTCATGGCATCCGCCGCCTCAGTCGCAGAAAACTTCGTTTTTGCTCCCATTTCCCTGGCCTTATCCCGGAGGCTGTCAAAATCAGAACCCGTTGCCCCGGACACAGCTGCCACCCTGCTCATCGCAGAGTCAAAATCAGCGGCAGTTTTCAACGCCGCCGTTCCAAGCCCTGTCACCACTCCCGTCACCGGAAGTAGCTTCTGTCCCACGGAAGAAATCTTGTTTCCAACCGTCTGCAGCTTCTCACCGGTTGCCCCGATCTTCTGCAGCGCAGTCGCAGACTGGTTCGCCTGCTCTTCCAGACTCCGCAGTCTCTGCTCCGTCTCAACAATCTCCCTCTGCAGGGCATCATACTGGTCCTGGGAAATCGTCCCGTTCCGCAGTGCCTCATCCGCCTGCTGCTGTGCAGTCTTCAAAGTCTCCAACTTTTCCCTTGTTTCAGAAACCGCCTGTGCCAGCAGCCTGTGCTTCTGCGCGATCAGCTCCGTATTCCCCGGATCCAGCTTCAGAAGCTTCTCCACATCTTTCAGCTGGCTCTGTGTATTCCTAATTTCCGTATTAACCCCTTTCAGGGCAGTCTGCAATTTCGTGGTATCGCCGCCAATCTCGACAGTGATCCCTTTAATTCTGTTCCCTGCCATACGGCTCACCCCCTAAATCCCATAAAAAAGGCACAAAAATACCCGGATCACTCCGGGCATAAAAAAAGCACCTGCCATCCCTGACAAATGCTTTCATTATCGTCTTCATTTTTTTATCAACAAAACTGGAAGTTTACAATTTCTTTATAGGATGCCTAATGACCGTTTTCCATTTTTCTGGGGCAACCTTTCTTGCATCAGACAGATATATTTCATGATGTAATCTTTCCATATTCATATCATTAACATATCCATTCTGCTCCAAATAAGCATCCATAAGTGCAACAGTTGCAGGTTCATCATCAAATGCCCCCAAGTGCATTATTTGAACACACAATCCCTCATCAATAGTCAAAAACTCTGCCGATGAACAGTCTATTTTTTTCTTTTTAGCTGCTGTTTCAACAGCCCATTCAAAATCTTTTTGATTCACAAAATCAGGCAGGCGGATAACTGAAATCCAATTAAATGAATCTTTATCTGCATAATTTACACCATGTATATTTTCCTGCCACCAGAATCCTTCAAGTGGTGGAACTACATATTCAAAAAATCCTGCAATTTTATAATCTGTCTTGTAACTCATTCTCAAAGTATATGCAACCGCATATAATACACTAATTGCCTGCTGATATGCCCCGCCTTCTTCGTTTGGATTACCCTTTCCTCTGACTGCAATATAATTTGCTTTTGGGACTGTTACAATCGCTGGTTTATTTTTAGGCATATAAAACTCTTTATATTCTTTCTTAAAATCAAAAGCCATAACTACCTCCTTAAACTTAAGTTGTTACTTTCTGCATAGCGTGTTTCCCAAAATGATAATCACCACGACATCAACCACAATGATTCCCACTGCAATATATATAAAAAATGCAGAAAGAAAGTTTTCAAACAAACCCATAATTAATATAAGAATTGCTATAATAGACATTCCAATTCCCGTTGTTCTGCATAACTTCTTTTCATCATACTTTTCCTTTTCTTCTTTTGAAGCCATATTGTATCCAGAAATAAACCAACTTCCGTGCCCAGAAAGTAAAATTATAGAAAGTACAGCAAATACCACAAAGACAGTCCATATTATCCAGTCTGGACCCGTAGCTAAATCTGCTAATTTCATATAAATGCCCTCCTTAACTTCCGATTTGAGGAAAAGCCCAAGGGACTTTAATGTCCCTTATGCTTTTCTCTTTTCTTTTGCTGTTTCAATTCAAACATTCGCTGTTCTTCCGCCTCTTTTTTCTTGCGGCTTTTCTCTTTTTTCTCCTGTTTGTTCTGTTCCTGCTGTAATTTCAATGCCTGCTGCGATTTTGTACCAATGCCGGTTTCCAGCATCTGCTTTTTTGCTTCTCGCTGCATCCGTTTCGGATTTCTTTTGATATCCTTTACAATAGTTTCAACAGCCGGACTGAATTTCAAACTGAAATAGTATTTTTGAATATATTCCTGTACTTCGTAATCTTTTGGTTCTGCACCAAATGTTGCCTTCGCCACAGATAGTTTACCATCTTCAATACGCTCAAATACGCCTACCCAAAATGGTTCTTCAAAATATACCGTCAGTTTTCCATTTACTTTGTCCATAAGAATCCCTCCTAAAATAAAATGAACAAAGAATGGACAACCCGGAGGGGCAGGTTACTTACCCTATTTACATAGGACGGCTGGGCTACCTACCAGCTCTAATACATTTTTAATGTACATTGCGTTTTTATCTTTGTATTTATAATCAAGCCATATGGCACGATTAACTTAATTCAGTAAATATTGATTTGATAAACCCATTATACCCTTTCTGAATCATCCTGTCACCACATTTCATCAGATCAGAACCTGTCGAAATCCTCCTGTGTGGCAACCTGTCTCCATCCCTTATACTCATCGTTCCTGCTCTCCACAAACATATCGTTCACCATCCCGATAGTCAGCAGATCCAGATCCCGGATGGAAATCCCCAGCTGCACACACCGGAGAAGAAACAGGGGAGTTGTCATTTCACGGTCTGTTGCATGAAGTTTTTTTTAGCCTCCACATCCGTCCTGATATTCATTCCCCACAGCTCGATCAGCTGCGGCAGAACCTGGTAAATACTGAATGTATTAAACTCATCCAGCC